TTCAAAACTTGTATGTGCAGGAACTTCAACTGCTAGTTCAACAAAATAATTAGATTAGTTGTTCAGGCAACCTCAAAGATAGGAGGGAAGACTAATGAAAGTTAGTAAAATAACATTTCAAGAAATAGCTGATTATATTAGGTTAACTGAAATCAGCGAAGAAGATAAATCATTACTTGATAATTTAATAAATATTGCTAAAGCATTTATAAAGGAAAATACAGGAGTGCAAGATTTAGATGAATACGATGATTTTACAATTGTCGTATTTATTTTATGCCAAGATATGTATGATAACAGAACATTGTATGTTGATAAAACAAACTTGAATAAAGTTGTAGAAACAATCTTAGGAATGCACTCTCTCAATAATTTATGTTGAATGCAGGCAAATACAATAAATTAATATCAATATACCAAGTGGGAACAGAAGAAGATGATAGTGGATTTAAGAAAACAATTAAGAATCTTCTTCTTAAAACTTGGGCAAATGTAAAAACAACAAAAGGATTTACATTAATAGCAAGTAATTCTGATTTTGAAAAAGCATATACCAATTTTACAATTAGATATCCTAAAACAGAAATAACTCGAGATATGTTGATAGTATTTAACAATAAAGAATATACAATAGAATACTTAAACAATATTGATGAGGAAAATGTAGAGTTAGAAATTCAAGCTAAAGAGGTAACTAAATAATGGCAAGTTTTAATGTTGAATTACCAACAGAATTAATAAAGTCAATGAATAAGTTATCAGATAATTCTGAAAAGATGATGGAAAGAATGACTAAAGCAGGAGCAGAAGTTGTTTATAAAGGTGTTAAATCAAATATGAAATCAAGTTTTAAAAGTACAACTAAACTTGAAAAAGGCTTAAAGATAACTAAATCTTATAAAACTATATATGATGATGCAGTAAATACTAAGGTTGCTTTTTATGGATATACCGATGATGGAGTACCAATTCCGTTAATTGCTATGGCAAGGGAATATGGAACAAGTAGTGGGGAAAAGAAAAAACCATTTTTTAGAAAAGCATTCAAACAAACCGATGAAATAACAAATGCGATGCTAAAAGTTCAAAAGGAGTACATAAAAGATGAATGATTATAATTTATTAAAAAGTATGTTTGAGGATTTTAAAGTAGAAGATGAAGAAATCCCAGTTGAGTATTTAAAATACAAAGGGAAAAGTAAAACATATGTAACTTATACTTTTACAGATGATAGACCATCATTATTTGGAGATAATAAAGAAATTGGAAGTATTGTAAATATTGATATTGATATATTTAGCGATGGCAATTTTTTAGCAATAGAAGAAAAAGTTAAAGAAGTAATGGAAGAAAATAATTTTATAAGAACTGGATGTAGCCCAGATATGTATGAAGAAGATACAGGACTATATCATAAGACCATAGAATTTGAAAAAGAAAGGATGAGATAGATATGGCAAGAATAGGTTTAAAGAATTTTAGATATGGAATATTAGATGAAGAAACTGAAAAATATGGTGGATCATTACAATTAGGAAAAGCTATTGATTGTAAAGTTTCATTAGACTTAAATTCAGCAGAATTATATGCAGATGATGGATTAGCTGAAAGTGATTATTCTGTGAAGAAAGGAACAGTAACAATTACTATAGATGAAGATGATGATACAACACTTGCAAATTTAACAGGTCATGAAATCAGCGAAGATGGAGAATTAGTAAGAAAAGATACAGATACACCACCTTATGTTGGTTTTGGTAGAATCATTACTAAAGTAGTAAGTGGTAAGTACAAATATAAAGTTGAATTTTTGAGTAAAGTAAAATTCAAGGATGCATTACCAGATGAAAAAACTAAGGGAGAAAATGTTGAATTTACTACTACATCTCTAGAAGGTACAGTTCTAAAATTAAAAGATGGTACTTGGTCTAAAACTAAGACATTTGACACATATGAAGATGCTATAACATACCTAGATAGTTTGTTAAAAGAAGAAACAGAAAAGTAGGAGGTAGTACATGAAAGATTATAAGTTTGAATTTGAATTAGATAATAAAAAGTATTCGCTAGTATTCAATTTAAATGTCATGGAAATCATACAAAGTAAATATGGGTCAGTTCAAAAATGGGGCAGACTAACAGAAAATAAGAATGGTAAAGAACCAAATGCTAAGGCTCTTATATTTGGATTTACTGAGATGATAAATGAAGCTATAGACATAGAGAATGAAGAAAATGGTACAGATAAGCCTATGATGACATTAAAACAGGTTGGAAGACTTATAACAAGAGCAGGATTACATGAATCTGCTAAAAAATTAAATCAAGCAATAACTGAGAGTGTTAAGGATGATCACCCAAAAAACATATAGTCCACGAGGAAGATGAAAAAATCGATTTCTCGTGGATTTTGTTTACAGGAATAAAGTTGTTAGGACTCTCAAGAAAAGAAGTAGGAAGATTAACCTATAGAACATTTAGAAATCTTTATTACCATTATCAAAACTATTATGATTTTACATTAAAACAAGTAAGTTATCAGAGATTAGAAGAGTTGGCAATGGAAAATGAAGAATGGATAAGATAGGAGGTAAAATATGGCTGGTTCATTTGGTGGCTCTGTAAAGCTAACAGGAGAAAGTGAATATACAAAAGCATTAAAAACAATAACAAGTAACTTAACGGTTATGGCTAGTGAAATGAAGTTAGTATCAAGTCAATATTCTGCTAATGATAAATCAGTCCAAGCCATAACCTCAAAAAATAATGTACTAAATAAAGAAATTGAAGAAGGAAATAAAAAAATAAGTACATATAGAAAAGCATTGGAAGATTTTAATAAACAGCAAGATAATAATGCAACGTCAATGATGGAGATGATGACCAATTTAGAAAAAGAAAAAGCTAAATTAGAAGAATTGAAAAATAGCACAACAGCATCATCAAAGGAAATTGAAGCTCAAGAAAAAGTTGTTGCAGATTTATCAACTGAACTTGCTAAAAGTGAAGCTCAGTATGAAAAAAACAAACTCACTATAAACAAGTATCAGCAACAACTTAATCTAGCAGAAACAGAAGTAAATAATCTTACTAGCGAACTTGAAGAAAATAAAGCTCAATTAAATAATAACAAAAGTGCTTATACAACATTGACAGAAACAATAGATAAGCAAAAGGATAAATTAAATGAGTTAAAAGAACAATATGCATCTGCAGTATTGGAACAAGGAAAATCTTCAAATGAGGCCAAAGAGTTAAAGGGAGAAATTAAAACATTATCCAATGAATTAAAAGATAATGAGTCTAAATTAAAAGAATCTACAAGTGCAGTGGACAAATTTACTTCTGCAGAAGACTCAGCAGGAAGTAGTACATTGAAACTTGGAGATTTAATAAAGGCTAATTTAACAAGCGAAGCGATAATTGCAGGTGTTAAAGGGTTAGCAAGTGCTATGACATCGATGGTAAGTGGTTTGGTTAATTTAGGTAAAGAGGCCATACAAAGCTATGCTGATTATGAACAACTTGTTGGTGGTGTAGAAACATTATTTAAAGATAGTGCAGATATCGTAGAAGAATATGCTTCTAATGCATACAAAACAGCTGGACTAAGTGCTAATGACTATATGGAAACAGTAACAAGTTTCTCTGCTAGTCTTTTACAAAGTTTAAATAATGATACTGCTAAGAGTGCTGAAGTTGCAGATATGGCAATTACGGATATGTCTGATAATGCTAATAAGATGGGTACAGACATGTCTATGATTCAAAGTGCATATCAAGGATTTGCTAAGCAAAACTATACAATGCTAGACAACTTAAAGCTAGGATATGGTGGTACTAAAACTGAAATGGAAAGATTACTAGCAGATGCTACTGAAATAAGTGGGGTTGAGTATGACATTAGTAGCTTAAATGATGTATATCAAGCAATTCATGTTATACAGGGAGAATTAGGAATAACAGGAACAACTGCTAAAGAAGCAAGTACAACAATATCAGGGTCAGTAAACTCGATGAAATCGGCATGGACTAATTTAGTAACAGGAATAGCAGATGACAATGCTGATTTTGATAATTTGATTAGTAATTTTGTGGATAGCATTATGACTATGGCTGATAATATTCTTCCAAGAATAAGTATAGCCTTAGATGGAATAGTTAATTTGATTTTAGGATTAGCAGATACATTATTGCCAAAAATATTAGAAATGGGAGTTCAACTAATTCAAAATCTAATATCAGGAATAACTGGAAATATTGGAAGTTTGATGACAGGAATAAATCAAATTATAAATACAATTCTAAATGCATTGATAACAATGCTACCACAAATTATTCAAGCAGGTATTCAAGTAATAGTTTCATTAATACAAGGAATAGCATCATCATTACCAACTTTGATACCACAAATTATAGAATGTGTAACTTTAATAGTTGAAACATTATTAGATAATATCGATTTAATAATAGATGCAGGAATACAACTGCTTATAGGATTGGCTGAGGGACTTATTGAATCTTTACCAAATCTAATTGATAAGATACCTGTAATTATAGATAAGTTAATTCAGGCAATAACGAATAATCTACCTAAAATAATTGAAATGGGAATTGAACTTATTATTCAACTTGCAGTTGGAATAGTAAAAGCAATACCAAATCTTGTTGCTGCAGTTCCAAAGCTAATAACATCATTAGTTACAGGAATAGCCAACTATTATTCTCAAATGATTTCAAAGGGTAAAGAATTACTTGGAAAAATTAAAAATGGAATTGTTGAAGGTATATCTAAGATACCAGAAGTTGGTAAGAACTTAGTGCAAGGATTATGGAATGGTATCAATGATGCTAAAGACTGGGTACTTAATAAAATAAAAGGATTTGGTCAATCTATTCTAAATGGTATTAAATCATTCTTTGGAATCCATTCACCATCAACAGTTTTTAAAGACCAAATTGGGTCAAACTTAGCATTAGGTATAGGCGAAGGATTTACAGAAGAAATGGATAATGTATCGGACTTAATGGAAAATTCAATACCAACTGATTTTGATGTTGGAGTAAATACAAATTATAGTAGTTTAGATACGGAAAATAACACATATTCAAAAGATATTTTGGTAAGTGCTTTTAAAGAAGCATTAAATGGAATGTCATTTAAAGTATTTGATGAAATATTTGGAGAACTTGTGATAGATGAAGTTGAAAAGGTGGTGTATTCATAATGTCAAAAATAATATGGAATGGAATAGATAGTGAAACTATAGCAGGTTTGATAATAACAAATATACCACCAATCACTAAGCCTAAAATGAGAACTACAATTACTAAAATAGATGGTAGAGATGGAGATATAGTAGAAGAATTAGGATATGAAAGTTATACCAAGAATATAGGAATAGGATTAGCTAGAAACTACGATATAAATCAAGTAATTAAATATTTTACAGGAGCAGGAGAATTAATAATAAGCAATGAACCAGATAAAGTTTATAATTCAAGAATAATTGAAAAAATAGACTATGAAAAACTTATAAGATTTAAAACTGCAACAGTAAAATTTTATACACAACCATATAAATACTT